TTCGGGTTCTTCTCGTAGAAGGCTGCGGTAACGGTGCCCATGTACTTGCCGGTTTCCGTGATGCGCTTGCCGCCAGTGTTGGCGTCTTTAGCTGCCTGGGTGTCGAGGTTGTATACGCGTGCCATGTGAGTGCCTCCAAGGGCCTAGTTTCGGTTGGGTTGTGTCAGTGCTTTTTCAATGGAGAAGCCGTAGGTGTAAACCCTGCTTCGGATGGTGCTGGTGTTGAGCCCGAGCCTTTCGCAGTGCTCGGGAAGCGTTGCGGTGATGCCTTCGAACTCGAATAGCTTGGTGTTGCGCTTGTTCCTGCCTTGCTGCTTGTCGGTCTCCCAACTGCAGTTGCCCGGCTCGTAGTTGCCTTCGTTGTCTTGGCGGCCGAGGGTTGTGCCTGATGGTCGCTCGCCCATGTCCGCCAGGAAGGTCGCGAAGTCGTGCCAGGGGCCATGAACGGTGATTCCCCTGCCGCCATAGTCCGGGTACTTGTGGTTTGAGGGAGTGTTGCAGCGGGTCAGCATTGACGACCAAGACCGATACGTCGGCGTGCCATACATGGCGTGCTTGGTCTTGGCTTCAGTCGTCACTGTCGATCGGAGGCAGCCGCAGCTTTTCGTGTGACCGCTGCGCAGATTGCCAAGCGTCTTGATGCATTCGGCGCCGCAGTCACACTTGCAGCGCCACAAGGCTTGGCTTCCTTGTTTGCCTGCCCGCTCGACTACCGAGAGCAGGCCGAACCTTTGCCCGGCCAGATCGAGCGGCCTCATGCGTGGGCCTCCATCCCGTAGAACTCGCCGATCAGTTCGTCGACGTGTGCAAGATCGTTTTCGATCAGCCTGTCTTCGAACATGCCGATCGGGCTCTTGCAGCAGTCCTGCCCGTTCGATTGCGTACTGAACTGGTAATGCCCGTTGCTGACTTCAGTCCTGAGCACGATCGTGAAGAAACCTTCAGGGACCAGGGTCTGGTCAACCATCTTGCCCACCGTTTTCATTCGGACGTTGCCGAAGTCGTCGGTCTGCGTATGAGCCAGGATGTACACCCGGCGATGGTCGGCCAGGTCACCGGCAGCGTTGAAGATGTTCCAGGCGTTTTTCCCGATGTCGGAAAACTTGGTGTACCCGGTTTCGCTGCTCCTGGTCATCAGCTCGTTGACCATTACCGCTTGGTAGTCGTCGATCACGACCACCTCATGGGGCGAGTTGCGCATGATTCTTTCGATCACGGCCGGGTTGTCGGTCCGGATTACGTTGCCCGCGTCCTTCATGGTTGCGCGGACCTTCCAGCCTTCTGCCTTGAACGGCAGCGGCTTCTTGATGCACTGGATTACTAGGGTTTTCTTCGGGTCGAAGTTCCGAAGGCTGGTTGATTTGCCGCTGCCTGAGTTGCCTAGAATTAAAGTCGCGATGCTCATTTGCTCTGCCTCAGATTGGCTGGTTATCCCACTGGCGCTGGATACGCAGCGCCTCGTCTTCATACTCTTTGCGCTGATCGCCCTGGAACTGCTCAGGGTCGAACGCACCTACCGTCATCCAGTCGAGCTGGGCGGTCAGTCGTGGTGTGTTCATGGCGGCCTCAGTAGGTCAGGGCGATGGCTGGGATCTGGTCGCGAATGATTGCAGCGATGATTGCCTTGGCTTCTGTTTCATCAAGAAAGCGTGCGACCTTTCCGTCTGCGGCTACGTTGACCTGCATCACGGCTTCCAGCGCCGCCCGGTTGACCTTGCCGCGGTGTGCCGTATCGGCTGCCCGGGCGTCCTGCTGGCGGATGATCTCGGCGGCGGCATCGTCTGCGCGCTTCTGCTCATCCAGGCGGGCCTGCTCGACTGCCTGCTCTTGCCGGGCTGCCGCTTCCTTGCGCTCACGTTCAGCTCGCTGTTCGGCTTCGAGCTGTTCTCGCTTGGCCTGCTCAGCCTTTCGCTCAGATTCGGCCGCCTGCAGCTTCAGGTCGTTCTCGCGCTTGGCTGCTTCGTCCTTCTCGCGCTGCGCCTTCTGTTCCGCCTCGATGCGAGCCTTCTCGGCAGCTTCCCGGGCGATACGTTCCTCGCGCTCTTTCTGCTCGCGGGCTTCGGCCTCGGCGCGCAGCCTGGCCAGTTCCGCCTGCTCGGCTTCGACCTTCTCCTGCTCTTCCAGAGCGGCGCGCAGGGTGATCAGCGATGCTGCCTTGGCTCGGTGGGCGTCGGCCTCGAACTCTTCCAGCTCCTGGTTGATCTCCAGGCTGTCCAGGTCCTGGACCTTGGCACCGATCAGTGTCGCGCTCATGCCAACGGTGTCGGTGTTTTCGATGTGCGCTATCACGGCCTTGTGCGCAGCGACCCGGGCCGCCTCTTTTTCCTCCCACTCATTCAGCGGGCGGCGGACCTGCTCCTGAAGCGCCTCCAGGTCTTCGCGCATCCGCTTGCGCTCGGCGTCGATCAGCTTTGGGACCTCCTTCAGCTCAGCCACCAGCTTTTTGCCGGCGTCGTCGAGGGCCACTTTCGACTTCGCGACCTTGTGGGCAATCGAGGCGATGGCGGCGCGACCCTTGGCGGTGCTGGTGTCTGGAACGAATGCCAGAACCTCGTCGCGGATCTTTTGCAGCCACGGCTCCAGGCCGTTCGGTGCGCTGTACACGGCCAGCGCGGTTTCCTTTGGCGGCACGGTGGCCAGCTCAGTCGTTGCGTTCATGTTCACCCCTTGTGCGTCGTTGGTCCCGTGCAAGGGACAATGAAAAACATTGTTATTTAAGCCGAAGAAGTCGCCGATCTGCTCGACCGCTGCATTGATCCGCACCTGGGCGGCCTTGCGCTCGGCCAGTCGGATCGCTTCCCGCTCAACACTCCGGGCGGCGCTCGCCTCGTAGTCGTGGAAGAAGTCGGCCGTCGCCTGCTTGGGTCTGCCCCATGCGTCATACCGTCGATCCCATTCCCGGGCCTGGGCGCTGTCTGCGTAGCTTGTTGACATGATCGCCTCCTGAGTTGGCGGGCTTGGTTTAGAAGACGGGATCAGGCTCGATACCGAAGTACTGGCGGGCGTAGTCCTCACCGATGGCATCCAGCAGGGTGTCGTGACTGACATACTCAGCCACCTCTTTGCCGCTGAAGTGAGCGAACAGCTCAGACTCATCGATGTTGGCCGTGACGCGGAACTCGGTGGAATATTTGCTCGGCTTGTCGATGGTCAAATTTTCAGTGTTGAAAACAATTTCCGTGCTCATTGCTTGCTCCAATCAGGCGATATACCCGCCCGGCATAGTGGTTACGACGCGCTTCGCCACAGGCTCATGCATCCGACCCTTGGCGCAGTCGTGCAGATCGGGGCGTGGTTGCTTGCTTGCTGGTTTGCTTGGGTTAGCGCTCATGGCTCAGCCCTCAGCAGCTGGTCTCCGATGATGCGCAGGCGGTTGCGGATGCGGGCGCCTTGGGCGTTGATCTCTTTGCGCTCATCGAGCAGTCGGGCGGCAGCCATCATGGGGCTGTCGTAGCCGTCCTCGATGTCGTGATTGTCGATGTACACCGCGACTGCGTTGGCCCACCCGTTCCAGACGACGCATTCGTACATGGCAAGGTCCGGACGCTTGGGATCGAAATACTCGGCCCGGACCGGCTTGAGGTCGATGTACTCGTCCTGGTTTCGATTCAGGTCGAGAATGGCCTGGGCGTTCTCGCGCAGTGCCTTACGGTGCCGGGCGTATGCCTTGGCCAGCTCGACGAGCTTTGCCTCTGCTGTCTGCTTCATTGCCGAGCTCTCACGGCAATCCTGTTGCCTTTCTGCGTGGCTGCCATTTTCTTCGGAAGGTCGCACACCCGGAAGTCGCGAGGCATACCCAGAAGTCCGTACACCTGAGTGCTGACAGCGATCATTCCGAGGCTGCGCTCAATGTCGTCGAGCTGCTCGTCTATCAACGATTTTACAACTGGCGTCGTGTTCATGCGTGCATCCTCCCGGCTGATCCGCAAAGGCGGGACACTCGCAGGGCGCGAGCGGCGTTGATGTAGTCGTGCATCACTCTCGACTCTTCGTGCTTGATGTCGCCCGCGAAGAGTGCGTAGGTGACCAGGCCGGCCAGGTAATTCAGTTCCGCCTCGCTGCCAACCAGATCACCGGCGGGCATAGCGTGGATCTTTTTCAATCGTTCATCGAAAAGCACTCTTGCTGATGAGTTGAACATTTCAGTATCCCTCGGTGACGTGGAAGAGACCGCTAATTTCGTGCGTCAAAGGCGGCTGTGATGGCGGAAGGTTCTGGCCTGGCCGGTGCCTGGCATGCGTTGCTGGGATTGGCGATATGTCCTGGAGCCTTGATATGCAGCTGAGGCGCCCATCGCCTTGGTGACGAACAGGCCGCGAAGGCTCAGTGCGTCAATTTCAAATTCGTCGCCCAAGAGGGCTACACCCGTTTCATTTTTCATGTTTGCACCCCTGCTTGTGTTGGTTGGTTTCCTTCCCGCTGCCGACTCATCGAATCGGCACTGGTGAAAGGGTCCAGGCCGCGCTACTGGCGACCGGCCTGGATTGTTGCGTCAGCGATGTACATGTTCGTCAGGTTGGGCCTACCGGCTATCCGGCCGATCCGCGGTGAGATCGACGACCCGCTTTCCGCTGCCTGTCAGGTGTCGGGTGCAGCCTTCAGGCTTGTTGCACCCCGCAAATGAGATGAATCGCCCTTGTTAGTCCATGATGCAATCTCCTATCGCTCGCTCACTGGGTCGGCAGTGGCCACCTGTTGAATCCTATTGAGTCTTCAAACTGCTCACCCCATTACCGCCTGGGTATGGCGGGGCGCATCGCTTGCCAGGTCATTCGCACGGTTAAGGCTTTCGCCATCGATCAGCCGTAAAGGGTTGTCCCTTTCGTGGGCAGGCTTTCGGGCCTGTCTGATCGCCGGTCGCCGACAGAGGCGGTGCGGTCTATTTGTTGTTGCGCAAGATGTTAAAGAGCAGTTCGGGCCCGGTCTCTTGCAAGGGGCCGTCTCGATGACTTAAAGGTAACTCGGGGTTGCGAACCTGTAAAGCCCTTTCGATGAAATAATTTTTAAGTTGCGGGAGACCACAAAGGGACTAGACTTGACGAAATACCGTTGAAGACTCCGCAACCGTTAGTTACCATGAGACATCGGCTGGCTAAGGAGTAGTCCATGCAAGGTGTTCCGCTAAGACAGTTGGTTGCAGAGCTGGGTCCGGTGAAGGTGGGCAAGATGCTCGGCGTTAGCCACCAGGGCATCACGAAGGCGGTAGATACCGGGCGAGAAATTTTCGTCACCGTGCTACCGGACGGAAAGGCAGAGGGGAAAGAGCTTAGCGACTTCCCGATCGCAAAGAAGAAAGCAGCACCAGACTGATAACAGTAAAAACGTAAAACCAAGGGGCTTATATGGCATACGTACCAGAAGAACTGATGCACGAAAGGCAGATCAAGGTCCGACTCGTTGATAGCGAGTATCAAGAGTGGAAAGAAATGGCCCACGCGGAAGGACAACTGCACAGCGTTATGGCCAGAATTGCCATGCGGGCAATCCTGGAAGAGTACCGCAGGACCGGCGAACTACCTGAGTTTATCGCCAAACAGCGCGCATAATTTTCACTTAATGTAGGGGTGATCGCTTTGACCAGGGAAGAAATTGTAGACGTTGCCGGCGATGATTTCGCCGTCGTTGTAGTAGCCGCTGCAGCCCACGGCCTGACCAGGCTTTACCAGGTCAACGCGGTCATGCCTTCGGTGCGTGCGGGCCTGATCAGCAAAGGAGTGAATCCATGACCAAGGATGAATATGCCCAGATGGCCGGCGCCAATCTCTCAGAGCTTGAAGAAATTGCGGCGATGATTGAGATGACCGGCCAGGATATGGTCGAGTCTTATGCTGATTTATTGGTTCAGCATTTCAAAGAGAGAAGGCTCAAACTGGGCGCGCCGCGCAATGTGGTCGCCCAGGTCAGCGGAAATGTCATTCAGGTCAACTTCAGAGCCATGGCGGGCGCCTCTTGGGATCGTCGGAAGTCTTACCGGGAGCCATCGAAACGCCTCCAGTTCGCCAATCGCGTCAGCCTCATGCCTATCACAGTCCCTTCCACGGCACCAGCGCAAAACTCTTCTACGGTCTCTTCCACGTCACCTGACACTGTTGTTCCATACAGTAGCTGTTAACTTAACAGACCGTACATTCGCGCGCCACGTTTTACGCGTCAAGAAAACGTAGCGCGCATCATATAGACCATTTTCAAGAAGGGGTTATTAAATGACGTGCGGAATATCAAGCGGGACGGTTGAGGTGAATTGCAGCGACCTGGTAGGCCCGGCGCTGGACTGGGCGGTCGCGCAGGTAGAGGGCGTGTTTGTTCATATCGGCGACCCTGAGCTCGGCGATGAGCTGCGAATCTTCTACGTCAGCGGTGTGCACATGCCTTGCGTCGTCAAATACAGGCCGTCCACTGAATGGCGGTTTGGCGGCCCGCTGATCGACAAGTACGGCCTATCCCTGATCGCCCCGGAAGAAGGGATTAGAGATAGTCATTGGTGCGTAGTTAAAGAATGGTGTCACGGCGACGTCGAATCGACCTATCCAGAATCCCCGACAGCTCTGATCGCCGTCTGCCGGGCCATCGTCTCTGCGCGCCTGGGCGAGGTCGTGAGCGTGCCGGCTGAACTCATGAAAGAAATAAGTGCTTAAGCATTGCAATGCAGCGTTTAAGCACCTAGTATCAGTTCGACAAGGGGGTGACATATGAGACTTGAGCAATTCGAGGCGATCTCCGAGCTGATCAGGGCTCGAG